TTATCTACTAGGGGAGCTAATAGTAGACGTAACTCCCCTAGTTATTGTTAGGTTATTAACCTGCGCTTACTGTTACAACGCCACTATTAGCCCACAGTTGACCAGCTTCTTCGGGGTCAGTTGTTGGAAGATTTAATTTAACAATGCTATTATCTAACACAGTTAAAGAACCTCCAACAGTAACGTCAGCTTGAGTCAAACCGCTAAGCACTTTAATTAACACCTTTAAGTCCTCTCTTTGGACACCATCACTCATCGAGGAATTTTCACCGTTTTTAGTGAGGGCTTTAATTAGAGCCATTAAGGAGCAACCATCAATGCATGAGATTCAAGCTGAGAAATACCAATTCCCTCATCAGACATATATTGGTCTTTTACACCATCATAGTCATTTGCTTGAATACTAGCTTGAAACTGAGGGGCACGATACTGAGCATGAAATAGATTCTCATCAGTAATCATAACCATATGCTTATTATACTGTCCTCTTAAAGCAGGAGTAGGAATTAACTGAAGTTGTCCATGAGGAGTATCTAAAGTTCTGTAATTAAAACCAAGTGCATCTCTTTGCATTGAGTCTAATCCAACATTCCAACCAGAGTCTGAAGCAAATCCAGCACTTCCACCTAGCTTAGAGAAATACCCTAAAGCACCTGCACCAACAAAGCATCGTTTAGTACCAGCTGTAGGCACATACTGGAATACTTTTTCCATTGCGTCTACAAATGCATTATAGTCAGCTAAAGCAGATGAAGCAAATACGTTTTGCTCGTAAGAAGCGGCTGTAGAATTACCGTACTGTTCAAGCGCAGAAACAATTCCCATTGTTGTTCTAAGCGTATTTCCATTTTTATCAGTAACCTCTTCTAAATCAGCAAATCCGCCAGAAATACCTTTAGGATTAGAACCAAACAAGAAAGCTCTTTCTTTTTGAATCTTATGCTCTTGAGATTTCATAGCCCTAATTCTAGCAAGCTCTTTTGATTCTCCACGAAGTGAAGCTTCTAATAGCGTACCAGTAATTTCTAGAGGTGTTTTAAATATCTGAGTAGAATTATAAACTACAGAGATATCATCACTCCAAGCTGTAGGAGAACCTGTTCCTTCACCTTGTGCGTTACCTATTACCATACACCAAGGGTCATTTGGAAGGTCTAAAGCATCTTTACCAACATTTACAAACTTAATTGTACTAGAATCAGCACTTGACGAGTCAGTATATTCGGTTACAATACCATGCCCTAGCGAAGCTCCAGTTGGAGCACCTTCACCAGCAGCACCAGTTGAAGCAAAAAACTGAAGCTCTAAACCGACTAGATTTGCACCTTTTTCAATTCCAGCTATATTCTTTCCAGCAGCGTTTACAAATGAACTATCGTCTAATGTGATAGCAGCACTTTTAGCTCCTGAAGCAACTGAAGCTACGTTACCCTCTAATTGAAACTGTTGTTTTACCCAAGGGTTTCTGTGTTCAAACATTTTGAAGATTGGGTCTGCCATACCAGTCATTGTATTCTGGTTTGCAATTACGGTAGTAAAAGGAGTTACGTCAGTCCAAAGTTCTTTAACAACGTTTGGTTTGATATAGAAATCCCTTCTATCCGTGTATAATACACCGTTGCCACCAAGATTCTTAGCGCCAACAACTTTTTGCGTATTAGCCATTATTTATTTCCTTATCTTTTATTTCCCATCAGACCTAGGTTAAACAAATCTTCTTCGCTATACTGAGGTTGTGCTTTTCCAGAAATTATTCCTGCTGGAGCTGGCACTTGAGATAGCTGAGATCGATTTTGCATAGACTGGGCTTTTTGATGAGTTACTACTTCCTGCTGAGAGGGGCTGTTGCGATATCTGTCTAAATTGACTAGATTGTCCAGAGTTAGTGATTCAGGAGAAGAATAATACTGCACAAATTCATCTGCTTTTTCAGCAGTATACCCATATTGGTTTACGAGCTGAGTTTTCATTGAAGCTGTGTTTTGAGCATTTTGATATTCTTGTTGTTCTCTTTCAATCCTCTGTCTTTCTATTTGTTGTCTTTGAGCAGCAACTTCTTCTTTTTGTTCCTGATAATCAATCATACTATCACGAAAGTCTTCTACTGCTACTCTATATTTATACGATTCGCTGTCAGCGTCCATTACAGATTCTGTAGCGTCATAGTTATTTGGTTTGGTTGGACGTTGTGGTTTCTGTGGTAAATCCATTGATTCCTCTTGAGAGGGAACCTGTGGTGTATCACCAGAAAGTGATTTAGCAACAGTTTTTAGAATTTCTGGATTACCTTGAATGTATTCCGCAATAGGGGCTACTTTCTCATAATCTGCAATCTTCTTACTCATGCTGTCAAATTCACTTGCCTTTTGGTCGTACCGTGATTGCCAGTATTGATACCTTTGTTGTTCTTCTGAGGTATCGTTACTCTTTGGCGTTTCCACAGGAGTTTTTTCCTGTAGATGAGCTTGATCCATTGGTTCTAGCTCTATTTGGGGTTCACTTACGTCGTTTGAATCTCCTTCCCAGTATTCCTGAGTAGTGTCATCAGCAACGACTTCTTGTTCTTCTATCATCTTTGTTCCTTTCCCATTCGTCTAATTGACGGCAACGGGGTTGATTTGATCAGATTCCATTTCCCTGTTCTCTTCTTTAACTTTGCTTAACTCATCGCCTAACCTCATTTCAAACATTGAGGCTGCTTTTTCTGTTTTATTAGCAGACGAGCTTAGCTTAGTCTTGAATTTTTCTATTTCTACTCGTTTTCTATCACTTGTAGATTCTCTTTGAGCTGTTTGGAGGTCTCCTGTTAGCTCTTTAATCTTTTCTTCTTGTTGTTGAACTTGCGATTGTAACTGCTGAAGCATACTTGTTCGTTTAAGAACGCCTTCAGTATCAGCTACTTCTGTTTGCTCTAGAACTTCTTGTTGATCAATAATGCCTTTTTCGTATAAAGTCATATAATAATCAAATCGTGCCCATCGATTGGAAGGAAGCGTACTGCCACTAACAACTATTAAATCATAGTTCCCTATAGTCACATCATTCGTTCTTCCAATTAACTCATTTGTAAAGTCGTCATAAATAGGGCTATTTAATGTTTCTTCTTTTTCAGTTCCATCTGGTTTCATTAAACGGATAATTTTTTCATCTGTATATGTTTGCTGAATTAGCTTAACAACAATTTTACCCATTTGATTTAATGAAGCGTCTATATCGTCTAATTTTGATTTAATTCTTCGTTGAGCGTATTCATCAATAGCAACTGTACCTTTGTAAGTTTGGGGAGCAGCGCTAGGGTCACCAGAAGACAATGGATGTATTCCCAGTATCTGATAAATGCTTTGTTTTGCGTCTTCTCTGTTTTTGTACAATTCATTAGGTAAAGGTACAGGCCCAGCAACAACGGGCTGACCTAGTTCTGGGTCAAATTCAATTACACCAGTACCAGCACGAGACCATTCTGCTTCTAACTGCTTCCTGTTCATTGACCCTCTTGGTATAAGAAGTTTTGTATTTGTAGAAGAACTAGCGTGGGCAATAATCAAAGAAGTAATCTTATTTACATATTCTTGAATAGGTTTAATAAACCTAACATCACTCATAGGATAAGGATTTCTATTATGCCTGTTCATTAAAGTAACAATAGGATAATCTTCAATATCCATATAAGACATCGATATCAGCATTCTTCCAATAGAAAGTATTCTTTTTATTCTGTCTACAAGAACTCTGTTACATACAATAACGTTATTTTCCGTTAAATCTCCAATCGTCATTAATGCTAATTTTGTTTCACTGCCTGGGATTGCTTCAGGAGTTTCAGGGCCTGGCATCATTTGTTCTTGTCCAGTTTGAGGATTTTGCATCATATGAAACGTTCCCCCTGTAGCCTCATATATTCCTGTCATTTGCTGGACTTCGTATTTATCTGTTGCAAACCTTGTCTGACCTTGAGTTTCAATAGCCATTGCTGGTTGCTCTAAGTATGCTTTATACTCTTTATCGTCATGGACAAACTCTCTACCATTTGTAGTGTCAAGGCAGTGCCAAAATGGTAACTTTACTTTTTCGTATCTATCAATAACTTCATACGTCCTAACATCGCCTGTTTGGTGATTTGTTTGTGGCCCAACTACTTGCTGTTCATTGTTTTCTCTGCTCGATCCTGGGTATCGCTCATTTGTAGATTGAGTCATTTTTGATAAAATAGTATTACCTTCTTCGTCTTTTTCTGCAATAGAAGGGTACATTGTCTCCAGTTGAGACTCTGTAAATATTCTTGCTACAATTATATTAGCTGCATCTCTACAAAAAGTATCTCGTGAAGAAGGGTCTATGTACACATCTAGAGGATCAATGCTTTTAAAACAAACTTCCCCTCTTCCAAAATCTTTCATTGGATCGATGTAAGCCTGCATTACCCCCATGCCTTTGACATAGTAATCGTCAATAACTTGTTTTAATTCTACCCCACCATTAGACGTATCCCAGATGTAAGACATAATATCTGAAAACAGCTTTCCTATTTTAGTATCACTGTCGTCTCGTCCTGTAGATTGAAATTTTGGTTTATTTGCGGTTAAAAGAGCTTTCGCCTGTTCAACAGCAGGATGAATTACATTGTCTACTATTGGGGATTGAGCTCTATCTTTTAGTACGTTTGCCTGTTCAGGAGTCCATTGGGAATTGTTACGGAACTCATCATCTTCAACTGCTTGAATTGCCCAGTCGTTACGCTGTCCTTGGTATTCGTCTAAAAGTTTTTCTGATTGTTTGACTTCTTCGTGTACATTATTTTCCATAAGCGTGTGGAAATTCCCCAATACTAGCTGGGAACATCTACAGCTATTATGCAGTCATCCAATCTTTTGCCTTATTAAATATCCTTTTACCAACGTTTTGTTTTTCAGATATTTCATGGTAAGGCTCATAACAGCCTTTGTTAGCGTAAAAAAAGCCATCTAGCAAATCATCATGTTTTCCACGAGGAAAAAGAGACAATTCATTTTTTAAATCTTGCATTGTGTCCATAATAAATACTTTTTTTCTTGAAAAAAGGGGCTGAAGCGACTCAAGTCTTCTAGATTTTGCATTTCTAGGATTTTCTTTAATATTTAGACCCGCAATAAAGATTTTTTCCTCTTCACTGCGTTTAATTACATATTCTCGCAACATTTCTTGGTATCCAACGCTTTCAATCCTAGTTTTTTCCGATTTAAACTTTTTAAAATTGTCTACAATGGCTTCTGCAAGATTTAAGGGGGTAGCTCGCTGTCTATAGTATGGCAAGACGTATCTGTTGCCCTCTGCGTCAACCCCAAGGTTGAAAATAACAGAGAAATCAGCAGTCTGTTTTGTACTGGACGCTGGGTCTACCCCCGTAAATATATTTATAGGTACTTTTTTAATAGTTGGAATTGTTAAATTGAGATATGCATTATTTTCATCGTCAAATTCAATATCCCCTTTGTAATATCGTAAATCTTCTAGCCGAAATAACTGATCTTCGTCTCCAACAATCTCACACATGTATTCTCGATAGAAAACAGACAAACGATTA